CCGATAGTTACGTTCGTAACTCAAACTGGGGTGCACAGGTTAATTTTATGGTGCCACTTGATAGTGGAATGATCGAGCAGTGCAAGGCAATAGCAAAACGACACGAACAAAAGATGCGGCTCAACTACGAGCTGATACGAGCAGAGAAATGTGCAGACCTTATGCGAAAAGGTTTTACATTTAGACCTGGCTCACGTGTCGAACACTTGTGTAATGACATAGTTCCAATCGTATCTATTAATAATGCTGGAAGCACTAATCAGCGTAGCGATAGCCGGGATAGCCGGGGGAGCAGCGCTCAATAACAGACTCCACCAAAGAATAAATAACGTACATGACCGCATCAGTGGTCTTGATCGGCGTATAGATGCAATAGAACTTGGCGTTGCTCAGGATTATGTGTCTAAAGCTGACCTATCTATCATGACTAAGCGCATGGAAGACCACATGGTACGCATTGAAAACAAATTAGATCAAATAGTTTTACGCAATGGCGCATAAAAAAGCCACAGAAACACAATTTAACGAGCTACATAACCTAGTTACTAAAGAGTTTTTGGCTCGTATTAAGTCGGGAGAAGCCACCACTCAAGACCTGAAGGCTGCATGTGACTGGCTCAAAGCCAATGACATCAGCGGTGTTGCATCAGATAGTAACCCATTGGCAAAACTTGCTAAGGTTATGCCTGATGTTGACCCAGAAATGGTACAAAAGCGCCTGTATGGGCGTGTTCACTAGGGATTTATGGCTAAAAAACGCTTTGATGGTCCCAAATATTCCAATGGGAACCATAAATCGCAACAAACCGCATACAATCGAACTGAAAAAGGACGGTCAATCCGAAACGGAGCTAACAGATTAAGGACTAAACTTAAAATGAAAGTGGGTGACCCACGAGAGGCAGGACACTATGCTGGCAGTAAAACAGAGGGTAGACCTCAAAACGCCAAGTCCAACGCTGCTCGTAAAAAACCCAAACGCTCTGCATGACTCCTTTACTTCCTAATCCTGATTACTACATTGCAAACCTAATAACCATGACGTCTTCCGAAGCTACACGCCTTTGGAGGCGTGCCATTAAGGAATCTTTCGGCAAAACATGTGTTTATTGTGGAGAATCTTATGACTTACATGAACTTACTATTGATCACGTTAAGCCTCGTTCTAACGGCGGCGAAACTATCTCAAGTAACTGCGTCCCAGCCTGTCGCAGTTGTAATCAGAGCAAAGGAAGCGAACACTGGGAAGACTGGATGCTAGCACGCTTTGGTCTTCATCCAGAAAGACAACAACGTATTTTAGATCACATTAGCTAATGCCCGAACAAATGAGCGGTCTTAAGCCTACTTGGCAAGACCAACAATGGTACGAACAACAAAAAAAACAAGAACGTGCTCAGCAGTTTGCAGGTCAAACCGGTATTGTTGGCAAGACCCTCATGGGTTTAAGTGGTTTTGCTACTGATGTTTTTGCAGAAAACAGCGACCATCCGATTGCTCGCATGGCAATCGATATGTTTGGTGGTTTACGTTCTCTTGATTATATGACAACTAAAGGGGCTGAACTTACTCCTGGTGGGCAAGGTAAAGTAGCTAAACAAGTTTTAGAATTTGGTGAATTGGCTACTGGAGCAGCACCTTTAGCAAAAGGCCTTGCAAAAGCGGCACCCGGCGCACTTAGAGCTGGAGTTAAAGACATCCAAAGTCTTGGTGTTGGTCAAGCTACGTTACAAACAGCACGTGATTTTGCAGATAGAATACCACCCATGAACCCACCTATGCAACCTGCTTTTGTGGGAGTTACTGCTGATGTAGGTTTATCACGTGTACCAAAAATGGATCCAGATGTAGGTCCTGTTAGTGTTATGCGGTACACTGACCAAGAATTAAATACTCTTGGTTCTTCTCAAAGAAATCAACAAATTATTGATTCTGTTGATCCTAAGTATCGGTATTTTACTTCTGAATCGATGCAGGAATTACAAGAATCAATGATAGATCGACAACCAGCAATTGATAAAGCTGAAGCAAGACGTGATCAATTAATTCAAAAATTAGCAGATGCTCGCAAAAATAGACCAGATAAAGTTGCTTATTATAGAAGTAAATTAGCTAAAGCTCAACGCAAAGTTAATGATTTAACATCAGGGCCTATAGAAGAAATTGTACCTGACAACCCACAAATTTATCATTCTCCTGCACAATCTAGATTAATGAGATCAGAAGGTGGAGTTGACGTTGAAGGTAATTTACGTAATGAATTACATCACCAAACTATTGAAAACACAGAAGGTGGTAGATTATTTTTACGTAAAACAGTTTTAAAAAATAATCCACAAGCAGCTATTTTAATGTGGGAACACATGCGCCGTTTAGGTATTGTACCCGGTGGAGGTAGACGAAACATGCGAGCTTTGTCTGGTCCTCAACATACAGGTACTCAAGGTATTCATGAATTTCCTGCTTTTAAACAATGGCGTGGTTTTTTTGACAAACTTCCTGACGATATTTCTTTAAATAATTTACTAAAAAAAACAGAAGAATTTGCTGCTTCTTTAGATGACACTGACAAATATTTAACTACAATTAAAGACCCATTATTAGACCGTGTTATTCCTGAAGGTGCTGCTTTTCAAAATCAACTTGGCCGATTAATTAAAGAAGTACAAGAAAAAACACCAGGTTTAGGCGGGTATTAACTTATGCAAGACGTTATCCAAGCCTTGCAGGATGATTTTAAGCTGTTCCTACAAGCCCTGTGGGGACAGCTGGACCTCCCTAATCCTACAAGAGCACAGTATTCTATTGCTGACTATTTACAACACGGTCCAAAGCGTTTACAGATCCAGGCATTCCGAGGAGTCGGCAAAAGCTGGATTACAGGCGCATTTGTGTTGTGGACACTATTTAATAATCCAGAAAAGAAAATTATGATTATCTCCGCATCGAAAGAGCGTGCAGATAACATGTCTATCTTCCTACAAAAGCTGATTATTGAGACACCATGGTTGAACCATTTGAAACCGAAGAGCGACGACGCCAGATGGAGTCGGATCTCTTTCGACGTAAACTGCTCTCCCCACCAAGCGCCATCAGTCAAATCCGTCGGGATTACTGGCCAATTGACTGGCAGCCGCGCAGACCTTATGATTCTCGATGACATCGAGGTGCCCGGCAACTCAATGACAGAATTGATGAGGGAGAAACTTTTACAACTCTGTACTGAATCAGAATCTATCCTAACACCGAAAGATGATAGCAGAATTATGTTCCTGGGTACTCCTCAGAACAACTTCACCGTCTATAGAAAACTTGCAGAAAGGAATTATCGCCCTTTCGTGTGGCCAGCACGTTATCCCCGTGATGCCAGTAAGTATGAGGGACTCCTCGCCCCTACCCTTCAAGCCGATATTGACACCGGATCAGAACCCTGGGACGTAACAGATGATCGGTTTGATAATGAGGATTTGATACAGCGTGAAGCGTCCATGGGACGGTCGAACTTCATGCTACAGTTCATGTTAGACACGAGTCTTAGTGATGCTGACAAGTTTCCGCTTAAGATGGCAGATCTTATTGTTACTAGTGTTAACCCTAAGTCTGCTCCCGAGAACATCATATGGTGCTCCGATCCAGCCAATGTTATTAAAGACGCTCCCACTGTCGGTTTACCTGGAGATTATTTCTACAGTCCAATGCAACAGCAAGGGGAGTGGGGTCCTTACACCGAGACAATCTGCTCAGTTGACCCGTCGGGTAGAGGCTCAGATGAGACAGCAGCGGCTTATCTCTCCCAGCGAAACGGTATACTGTACTTGCACGAAATGCGAGCTTATAAAGACGGATATTCAGACCGAACCCTTCTAGATATCCTACGTGGCTGTAAGAAGTATGATGTTAAAAAACTAGTTATAGAAACAAACTTTGGTGACGGTATCGTATCAGAGTTGTTCCGTAAACACCTACAACAAACTAAACAACTGATCGATGTCGAAGAAGTACGAGCAAACGTCAGAAAAGAAGATCGTATCATCGATGCGCTTGAACCTGTTCTTAATCAACATAGGATGGTTGTTGATCGTGGTGTCATTGATTGGGATTACACCTCTAACAAGGATGCAGCTCCCGAAGAACGCCTCATGTACATGCTCTTCTACCAAATGAGCCGTATGTGTCGTGAAAAAGGCGCAGTTAAACACGACGACAGACTAGACTGCCTAGCACAAGGTGTTAAATACTTTACAGATGCCCTAGCTATTAGTGCACAAGAAAGTATTAACATACGTAAAAAAGAAGAATGGGATGATATGCTCGATGCATGGCTAGAAGACCCAGAAGCAGCAGTAAATGCTATGGGTTTTGGTATGAACTTACAACAACGTAGACAAGCTAGATTACACCGTGGTAAAAAGGTAGTCCCTCACTGGTAAATTCCAATCCGTCCCTAATACAGGGGGAGGGAAGGGTGGACCCGCCTCCTGTGAGGGAGACATGCCTTTACTTTGTAAAGACAATCTCCCTCTTTCTATTTAATACCGGTTATCCCCGGTATGGATAACTCTTATTATACTACTACTACCCACTCACAGATGGAATACGCATTTCCTAATAACACTAACGAATCTAACGTGGTGTATCACCGGAATAGAACCGGTTCTAATTACTTCCGTGTTTACTACAAGAATGCAGCTTACATACGGATGACTCCTAAACAAGTAGGAGCAGTGTTTGGTGTAGCACGTTTTACACCTTCAGTTAATGAGATGAGGGATTGGTGTTATGAAATGGTTAAACAATATGGCAGTAAAACAGATAAGACCGATGATGGTTATCTTAACTACATTGCTAAGCATGGTTTTGGACCTGAGGTTCATCAAGACGAACCAGAAGCCCACCTGGAACCAAATGACAATACTAAGATGGTTGTATAGCAATGAGTAACATAATCCTGTGGTTTACAATGATGACCACCATGTGTCTTAAATATCCTGTTAATATACAGCAGTGTCTTACCCCTTGGACCTGGATTCCACCGTATGTAACCCAATTTAAACAAGATGGACCCGATCCAAGAGAAGCTGATCGTCTTAGAGACGCTGCTAAAAGAATTAACCTCAATGAAAGCCTCCCCTGACATCATATCAGCTGTTTTATCCGAAATAGACCGGTTGAAAAACGGCGGAAATTTGTGAAGCCTATTATCATAGTACAGGTGTACTATTTTACCCCCTGGGGGGTCAGTTTTCATACAGTCTACAACCGGTTGACAACTGTTAACAACCGGTTTAATCTGGTTTGTTACTGGGTGTTGTACCGATACGAATACGTATTCATACGAACATCTGTTGCGCAACCAGTGAACAACCAGTGGACATACTGGCACAACACCAGCACCAAACCGCTTGAACCTGTGTGTATAATATGGGAGTAAGACAGACAAGCTCGAATGTACTCATGGCTGAATCCAATGCCACAACGTCCAACACTTCCAGCAACGAGACACGCTGAGTCTTTCTACTACACTGAGCGTCAAGCATTGATCATGGACAAACGAGCTAGTGTCACACCAACCCACACAAGCTGACTCAGAGCTGCTATACTGACAGAGTCAGACAAACACACGGAGCGTAAGCTTCGCTTCCACAGATCACTACCTCAAACCATTCCAGCTCGGTTGGTTTTATGTAGTCATCTCATTGATTGACTACTTGTTCACTAACTATCAAACACACTCATTATTATGTTCAACGCTTCTTTTCAATCCCTGTCTTCCGCTGCTTCTAACTACATCAACAGCACTGTTGTTGACTCTATCTGCACTGATGCTATCTCTGGCACTGTGACTGTTCTGTTCAAGTCTGGCGCTGTGTATCGTTACGACAATGTTAGCCGTCGTGCTATTGTCAAGTTCAACATTGATAACGCTGCTCGTAGTCTCGGTAAGTTCATCAACAACGTTTGCAAAGCTGACGGTGTTAAGTA